GCCTCGCCCGCGGGGATTCCGTCCGCCGATCTCCCGGGCGATTCGTCGGTGTCGCGTTGGACGGTGCTGCTGCCCGCCCATCCCGATATCGTCCTCCAGTTCTCCGATCTGTTGACTGACGACCTAGGCCGCAGTGCCGTTGTTTCTTCGGCCGAACTGACGGATCTCGGTTGGCGTCTTTCCGTCAAGCAGGCTGCTACCTGATGGCAGACGAATCTGATGTGGAGACCGCACTGGTCGCGCTTTCTTCGGCCGCACTTTATCCGAACGGCACCAGTTCACCAAGCGTTCCGGGACCTGACTGTCGTATCTATCGCGGCTGGCCGAACTCGGCAGCGCTTGATGCAGACCTAGCTGCGGGGTGGATCAATGTCACAATCTTTCCGGTGACAGGTCACGCGCGCACCACAACGCGATATACCCAACTCCGGCCCGGCAACCCGACCTCACCGGTTCTAACCGTGTCGGTGTCGGGCCTCTCGGTGACATTCGGAGGATCCGCGGTTCTCGGCCAAGTGGCCGGAATTCTCCTTGATGGCCCCAATAGCCGAAGTTACGTCTACCGCACTCAAACAGGAGATAGCCCGGCCCTGGTCGCCGCCAGTTTGGCGGCTCTAACCCGTGCAACTGCAATCGTGCAATTGTCAGGGTCTACGCTAACGATCCCCGGCGTTGGCCGCTTAACCGCCCGCGTGGTCGCTGACGGCTCCGCCCAGCAGGAGATTAGACGACAGGAGCAGGACTTCCGCGTCACGTGCTGGTGCCCAACTCCCGCGTCCCGCGACGCAGCAGCTCGAGCCGTAGACCTTGCACTCGCGCGGTTGACGTTCATCACTCTGCCTGATGGCTCTATGGGCAAGCTGACCTATGCCGGGACGAGGGTGTTCGATCAATCTCAGGATGCGTCGCTCTACCGCCGCGATCTGCTGTACCAGGTCGAATATCCAACTATCATTAGCGCATCGCAACCGGCGATGGTGTTTGGCGATTTGTTGCTGAACGCGGCCAATTTCATAGCCTAATTCTCGGAGAATTCATGAACATCCATTTGATTGTCGTGAGGCCATTCGATCGTCTCGCTCGGGGTGACACCGTCACCGATCCGGCGCGCATCGCGCGAATTCTCGATAGCGAGTGGGCGCACTCGGTGGTGCGTGTCCTTGTTGTACCTGCGAAAGGGAAGTGATCCATATGCCGATTTTTCAGCAGGGCAGCCTCAACACCACGGCACTGGTAGTACCCGACCTTTATGTTCAGATTGTCCCGCCTCAAAACCTCGTGCTAAATGGTGTTCCGACCAATGTCCTCGGTGTGGTCGGAACCGCGCCGTGGGGACCCGTCAGCCAGCCCGTAATTGTGGCCACGATGGCAGACTATGCAGGCAGCTTCGGCTCTGTCATTGCCCGCCAATATGACATGGGGACCCAAGTTGCGACCGCCGTACAGCAGGGTGCACAGAACTTCCGGTGCGTTCGCGTCACAGACGGTACCGATACCGCCGCGCAGGCGGCAGTTCCTAACACGACATTTACGTTTACCGCGTTGTACACCGGCTCGCTAGGAAATCAGGTCGTGCTGGCGTTGAATCCTGGTTCGCAGGCAAACACGTGGAGTCTGACGGTAGTGCTGCCTGGGCTCCAACCGGAAACATACAGCAACATTGCAGGACCAGGGGCAGCTTTCTGGACCGCATTGGCCGCTGCGGTTAATCAGGGGCAGGGCACACAGCGTGGTCCCTCTCAACTCGTGATCGCCAGCAGTGGAGGTGCCATAGTCGCCCCATCCAGCTTTGCCATCACCCTAGGAGCCGGAACCGCGGGGTCTGATGGAGCTACGGGCGTCGCGGCGGCCCAACTGGTCGGCTTGGATGTTCCGCCCAGGGCTGGCATGTACGTGCTACGCGGCCAGGGTTGCGGCATCGCGCTTCTGGCCGACGCGGATGACCCAACTCAGTGGACGACACAAGCCGCGTTCGGTCTGCAAGAGGGCGTCTACATGATCTTGACCGGACCGCCTGGCGATACAATTCAAAACGCGGTCAACGTCAAAGCGGAGGCCGGCCTTGACAGCTACGCGGCCAAGCTAATGTTCGGGGACTGGCTGTGGTGGTCTGACCAGGTCAACAATTTAGTTCGGTTAGTTTCACCACAGGGTTTTACGGCCGGCCGACTGGCGAACCTCTCTCCGGAACAATCCAGCCTTAACAAGCAACTGTACAGTGTGGTTGGTAGTCAGAAATCGGGAACGCCCGGTTCGGGTCAGGTGACTGCATATTCCTCAGCCGATCTCTCGGTCCTGATCGGCGCCGGCGTCGATGTCATCTGCAACCCTCAGCCTGGTGGGACTTATTGGGGTGTACGGGCTGGCCACAATTCGTCCTCAAATCTCGCCACCAGTGGGGACAATTACACCCGTCTTACAAATTATATTGCAGAAACCCTGTCGGCGGGTATGGGCCAGTTTGTGGGACAGTTGGTAAATGCTTCTCTGTTCCAGCAGATTCGTGCGACGCAGCTCGCCTTTCTGCAGAACATGCTCAACCAGGGCATTCTGGGCAGCGCAGACGGCAGCCTGCCCTTCAGTGTGATCTGCGACATCTCGAACAATCCCGCCAGCCAAACCAGCCTCGGCTACGTTCAGTCGGATGCCCAGGTGCAATATCAATCGATAAACGAAAAATTCATTGTGAACATTGAGGGCGGCCAGACTGTCGTGGTGTCCGTTCAGACGCTACCCGGCGGGCAACCGACGTAAGGAGATCTCAACGTGGCGCTTACCAATTTTTCCGTTGGCGTGGATACCCAGCTGGTCGTCCTGGGTCCCGCGGGGCGAGTGGACCTCACGTACGTCACCGGATTCGAGGCACGCCAGTTAACATACTCAGTACGCGTGGATCGGCTCGATGGTACCCAGATGGGTGCGGAGCTCCCGAAAGGCTGGGAGGGCGCGTTCGAGATCGAGCGAGGCGATTCCACCGTCGATGACTTCATCGCGGCGGCGGAGCAGCAATTCTACAATGGTAGCACGGTACCTGCCGGCTCAATGTATCAGTACGTATCAGAGACAAATGGCTCTACGTCAACTTATCTGTATGACGGGGTGACGTTCAAGCTGACCAGTGCAGGTCAATGGAAGGGCGACAGTGGCGTCAAACAGAAATTGGAGTTCTTTGCCACTCGGCGGATGCGGATCTGATGAGCCCCTCAGCTACGATCATCTCCGCCGGCACAGCCGCCCCAACTGTGACTGATAGGCAAGGTCGGCGATTGACGCTTCGTCGCATGACCTCTCTCGACAAGCTCCGTTTGTTCAAGGCGGCGGGCCCTACCTTGGCGCACAATCAGCCCTGGCTTGGCATGGCAATGCTCGCCTGCTCCGTGGCCGAGATCGACAATGTGCCTGTACCCCCGCCGACGAATGAGCAGCAGATCGAGTTGATGGTGGCACGATTGGGTGATTTAGGGATTGCCGCAGTCGCGGAGGCGCTTAACGGGCAGCCCGAAGTCACCCAACTGGATGCGATGGCCGCCGCGGGAAACTGAGCAGGCACCCCGATCTGATTGACTGTCTGTTCCTGGTCAGGAACGGGGTGCCTTTTGATGTGGCGTTCAGCCTGCCGCCCGACGACAGGCTCGCGTGGGTGGTAGCGCTCGGGACGATAGATGGTCGCGAGTTTGATTGGCACAATCTACGCTGGAAGGAGCGAGGGTGATCTCAATTGACGGCCTGCGGGCAGTCGCCAATCGATTGTCGCGCCTCGAAGTTGGTCGCACGAAAGCGCATGCGCTGGAGCGAGCGGCGCGCGATATCGAAGCGCTCGTTGACGAGCTTGCTCGGGGACCCGATGATGTGGGTGCCACACGTGGGCAGGGGCGCTCGACCGCATCTTCGCTGAGTGTATCGCATCGCGCTGACGGGCATTCCGCGGTGATTGGTGCGACCGAGCCAATGGCAGTAATGAGAGAACTCGGGACCGCCGCGAGGCCACCCGATCCCTTTTTGAGCGTGGCTGCCCGTCAGTCTGGGCCGGCTATTGCGGAGCTCATCGGACAGATGTTCGCCCGACTGATGTCCGAGATGACAAATGATTGACGCGTACACCATTGGGATCACTCTTGCTCTTGACAACGGTATATCAGTGGGGTTGGCGACCATCCGACGCGACCTTATTGCGCTTAATGGTGTTGTCGAAGGTAGTGGCGTGCGTCTGCAGCATCTGACGCGCGCGGCCGCCGGTTTACAGATTGGCCCTGGCATTGCCGATTCGAATAACGAAAGTTCAACGGCACCGGCGCGCGGGCACGGTGACCGGGCCATCACAGCCCCCTCTGGGTCGCCGCCGTCGGATCCCGGTTTATCTGCACCGGGCCGATTGGACCTGCTTACCGTGGCTAAGGCCCTCGTGCCCGGGTTGTCTCCAACGACAGCCCAATCCATCGCAGACATCGGGATGATTTCGGCTGGTTATCCCGGCATGATGTCCCCGGACGCTCCACCAATTGTCCCAGATTATCTGAAGTCCGCGCCGGTCATGAGCCCAGAGTGGCATCAGGGTGCGACGATCGCTGATTTCGCGCCAGTGCGCTACCCGCTGGAGACTCTGTCTGCCGCATCAGCTGGTGCCGCAGCCGCGGACGGATCGGCCCATCGCTTTTCCAAGGGCGCGGACGGCGCGCCGCCCCTATCTGCCGTCGCAGACGCAGTCTCGCCTCGGTCACCGCCTAGTGAGCCCGACGTCTCGGTGTCACTGGTTGGTCACAGCGTCTCTCCGCATCCGTTGCAACAGCCGACCGTCGGTGCACAAATGGACCTCTCGCAGACCGCGCGTGCAGCCCGATACGACGCAGCCGCCCAGGCACATCCTCCAAGTGTCGACTCGCCGCTGCCATCGGCGGTCCCACCACCGAGTGAGCCACCATCGGCCGCGTTGCAAGGGGACGTTTATGTCGATGGCTCGCGTCTCGGGCGATGGATGACGGACCGCCTAGTCAAGGCGGCCGAGCTGCCTCGGGCGGCTACGACCGGATTCGATCCACGTATGACGCCTACCTGGCCCGGCGCGCCAGTGAGCGCCTGACGGGGGAAGCAGCGTAATGTCGAACGTCGCGCTACTGCTGGGTCCCATAGCATTCCAGAACTTCGAAGTTCCCGCGAGTATCAATATTGGCGGAGCACAGCGCCTGGCGATTCATCGTCTGCCGGGTGGGGCACGCGTGATTGACGCGCTGGGTCGCGATGATTCGGATATCTCATTTTCCGGGACTTTTTCTGGTCCCGATGCCAGTCTTCGTGCCCGCTTGATCGATGAAATGCGTGCGGCAGGTCTTTTTATGCCGCTTACCTGGGACGTGTTTTTTTACTCCGTCATCATCAATAAATTTGAAGCGGACTATCGCTCTGGGTGGTGGATTCCCTATCGGATATCTTGCACGGTAGTCCGCGATGAGGCGAGCAGCGTAGTCGCGTCAGTGATATCGTTAGCCGATGATGCGCTATCTGACGTCACGACCGCCTGCAGCTTCGCCACAGTCGCCGGAGTCGACCTTTCGGACACACAGAGTGCACTGAGTATGCCACACGCGGCCGTGAAGGGAGCGGCTGCATATTCCTCGACGCTAGCCACTCTCGCAAGCGCTGGCGTGCTGGTGGGAACTGGTATCGCGCAGGCCGAAGCCGCTCTCGGAAATACGTCGTGGCCCACCGGTGGCCAGATTCCATCCGCAGCCGGTACCTTGGATGGCGTCGTGTTGGCGGCTCAACAGATCAGCTCACTAACAGTCGCCCAGGCCTATATAGGGCGTGCCGCCATCAATCTTGCGAACGCGAGTACGTGATTATGCAGACAATCACCATAACGGGGGGCAATTTGTTTCAGATCGCAGCCACCGAACTTGGTGACGCAACGCAGTGGATTCGGATCGCCCAACTAAACAACATATCGGACCCGATGTTGATCGGTATTGTGCTCCTGACGATCCCCGACATCGACTCAGATGCGGGAGGAGGCATTGCGCCCCAGTGACATGCTAACCTCGCAGCGATCGCCTTTAGCGCGCATTATGGCGAACGGCGATCTGATTCCAGGGCTGATAGAAGTTGAGGTCACGTGCAACAGCCATTTTTCCGCCGACAGGTTTTCGGCGTCATTCGCATTAAGCGGTAGCTCACCGTACGGAAGCGCTTTCTGGTCCTCGGAATTGGACATCGCGATCGAAGTTTTATTTAGTCTGAATGCGAGTTCGTTTATCAGCCTCTTCACCGGCACTGTAGACACGGTTTCGGTAAACGCCACGAGAGGGTTGGTCCATATTACGGGTCGCGATTTATCGGCACAGTTGATCGAAGCTCGCACCGCAGAGACGTTTTCTAATCGTACCTCGAGCGAGATCGCTTCGTTGCTCGCCAACCGACACGATCTGATCCCCAATGTAGTACAGACGACAACGCCGGTAGGCAGGTATTACCAGGATGAGCACGATCATATAACACTTGGCCAATTCAGCCGATCGACGACAGAATGGGACTTGTTGGCATTCTTGGCACTGCAAGAGGGTTTTGACGTATCAGTCGCCGGCACGACTCTGAATTTTCTCCCGTCAAACAATGCTGTCCAGGTTCCATACCTGGTCACACCCACGAATTGCATCGATCTGAGACTCGATCGATGCCTGACTCTCGCACAAAATATAGAGGTGACGGTAAAGAGCTGGAATTCCCGCCAAAAGAGCGCATTTGCTCAAACGGTGACCGGCACGGGCAACACGAACGATAGTTCGAGCGGATCGTCTAGCCCCCTGCAATACGTGTATGTCCGCCCCAATTTGACCGCGAGTCAAGCGTTGAAATATGCACAGCAAATGCTGAATGGCCTCGCCATGCATGAACGAGTGATCGAGTTTGTTGTACCAGGAGATCTGTCGTTGACCCCGGTTGGCCAATTGATCTTGACGGGCACCGGCACCGAATTTGACCAAGTATACTATGTCGATGTCGTCGAGCGCCGCCTTAACTTGAATGACGGCTTTACGCAGCGAGTAAGGGCGAAAAGCAGCAGCCCTCGAACAATGTCGACCAGTTAAATCGGCACCGAAGGTGCGATCGCGAGTCGGACGATGGAACGTTTCCTGAATATCATCAAAGCGCACGCCGAATCGTTGGATTGTGGAGCGGGTCAGCCGCGGTTTGGCGTTGTGACCTCAGTGGATACCAATACGGCGTGCGCGCGGGTAAATCTGCAGCCTGAAGGAGTTCTGAGTGGTTGGCTGCCGGTCTTATCCCCTTGGGTTGGGGCTGGTTGGGGTCTCGTTTGCCCGCCCTCACCAGGCGATCAGGTAATGGTGCTGGCGCAGGAGGGCAACGCGGAGCACGGGGTGATCGTCGGTGCTGCGTTTAGCACGGCGCAATTGCCCCCGGCCGCCCCGGTCGGAGAGATGTGGCTCGTGCACAGTTCCGGCAGCTTTATCAAGCTTCAGAACGATGGAACCATTCGCATGAGCGGCGATCTTTATGTGAATGGCGACGTCTACGATAGGCATGGCCCGCTCTCCGGCCTTCGCGCGCACTATGACGCACATACGCATGTCGACTCCCGCGGCGGCACGACATCGGTTTCCAATGGGCAGGACTAAAGTACGTGAACGACATCTTCCACGTCTGGCGCTCGGACCTGACGACGAGTGCGACGGGAGACCTATCGAGCGTGTTCGGATCCGCTT